GGTGGTTTCTTATTAATGTTAGCAAGTATTTTTAGTAATAAATCGTATTCTAAAGAGTACACTTGGCAGCAGAAAATTTGGCAAGGAAAAATCAAAGAGCCGAAGTTGGTATTGTGTAGATTAAAAACACAAAAAGTATTCCAGGATAAAATGGCTTGCATATATGTTGCAGCTGGTGGAACAAAAAACAGAACTTATGAAATTGAGTTTACAGACATTCATATTGGATGTCCAAGGTCATACAGATGTGTTTATAATCCTGGTGGTTCTGAACCATCTATAGATGATGTTATGAAAAGTCTAAGAGATATAGCAAAATGACCGCCTTCATGCTTGCTTGTTACATGAATGGAGCATTGCAAGGCTCTATATATTTTAAAAGTGTGAATGATTGTTCGTATTACAAAGATGGTTTGAATAACCAGGCTTTCAAAAAAGGTAATGAACCACAATCTTATGAATGTATTTGTAAGCTTGAACCGAAAGTAGATCCTAAAAAAGTAAAGGTGTATTAATGGACAGCTCAATTTTAGATGCCTGGAACGAACTTAGTTATATTGAGGGTGTTCTTTTTACCTTTTGGTTATTCATTCTTTATTATGGAAAAGTTTGGATAGATTCCAAGTTTAAAGGAAAGGAATGTAAATGTTCGCAGCGTTGATAGGTCCTATAGCAAACTTAGCTTCATCCTGGATGAGTTCTAAAGTTGAAAAAGTAAAAGCAGATGGCCAAGCAAAAGTAGCAGAAGCAAAAGCCAGGGCAACTGTTGCAACAAAAGTTGCAGCTGGTGAAGTTGAATGGGAAGGCAAAATGGCTGATGCCACTTCTGATTCAATAAAAGATGAAGTAGCTTTATTTGTACTGCTGTTACCAGCTGTGCTTGTTTTCATTCCTGGCATGAGAGATCATGTTGAATCTGGATTTGCAGTATTAGCAACATTGCCAGAATGGTATCAATATTTATTATACATAGCGATCAGCGCAAGCTTTGGTATTAAAGGTGTTGGCCAGGCTACCAGAATGTTTAAGAAAAAATAGCAAAAAACAAGGCTCTCAGATGCACCAGGAGCAACGAAACAAATTGCCCTGGTATGATTAGACCTGGAGGATTTAGCCAAAATGATGTTATCAGAAAACTTTTCAATAAAAGAATTAATCAAAAGCCAGACTGCTGAAAGGCAAGGGATCAACAACAATCCTGGTGCTGATGAAATACATTACATGAAGATCCTGGCTGAAAAAATATTGCAGCCGGTAAGAGATTATTATGAGTTACCTTTTACAGTAAGTTCTGGTTATCGCTGTCCAGAGTTATCTATTCAGATTGGCAGCTCAAAGAAAAGCCAACATTGTAAAGGCCAGGCAGCAGACTTTGAAGTGCCAGGCATAAGCAATATGGATCTGTGTAGTTTTATTAGATACAACCTTGAGTTCGATCAGCTCATTCTTGAATGTTACACCGGCGGTAATACTGGCTGGGTTCATTGTTCTGTATCAGACGAACCAAGAGCTGAGCTGCTTACCTATGACAGACAAAATGGTTATCGTAAAGGATTGATAGATGACTCTAAAAAAATATCAGAATCCTAAAGGTGGATTAAACGCTGCCGGCAGAAAACACTTTGGTGTTAAAGCTCCGGTAACTAAAGGAACAAACCCCAGGCGAATATCTTTTGCAGCTAGGTTCGCTGGCATGAAAGGTCCTATGAAAGATTCCAAAGGCAGACCAACCAGGAAAGCTTTGGCATTAAAGAAGTGGGGTTTTGGATCTGTAGCAGCTGCTAAAAACTTTGCAAACAAAAACAAGAAAAGGAAAACATAAATGGCATATGGAAAGAAATTATCTTCTGGACAAAAAAAAATTGCTGGTATGGGTGGTAATAAAAAGAAAATTGATGGAGCTGATTTTAAGAAATTAAGAAATTCTACGACAGCTAAAAAAGTAATGAAGAAGAAAAAAACGAGGATGGCATAATGGCAAAGCGACCTGGACTATATTCCAACATTGCAGCAAAAAGAAAAAGGATTTCAGCTGGATCAAAAGAGAAGATGCGCAAGCCTGGATCTAAAGGCGCACCAACTGCAAAGAACTTTAAACAAGCTGCAAAGACAGCAAAGAAAAGGTAACTACAAACGTCATGTTTAAAGGCGTGAGAACTACGAGACGATAGGTACAAAGCTAGGTACAAACATAATGAGTTTAAGCTTTACCTCATGAGACTAAACTGTTACAAGAGTCTTATGAGCTGTACGTTTGTATGACTATACGAGTGCCTTACTAGTATGAACTCTCAATTCGAATCTCGTAGGGATCACCACTTAACTTGTTGTATTTACTAGCTTTTATTTTACCCAGGTACAGTTCTAGGTACAAGGGTGACAAATAGCTAGGTACAAAAAGTTTAAAATGGCTTTGTTTTAAAGTCATTTGTATTGACTTATTACGTCAAGCTCTTATATTAATAGTATAAGGAGTGTTCGTATGAAAAATAAAAATGTTAAGTTTTTACCTTCAAGAAAAAAGAATAATCAACAACCATACTCTGTTGATCTAAGAACCAAGGGTGGCAAAAGAAAGTATTTTGATACTTATGATGCAGCCAATAATTACTATCATAGCCAGGATAAATTTAAACAAGATAAGAAACTTACTGAAAGTTTTGGCTGGACCTTTGAGCAGCTCTTAGAGGAGTTCAAGCCTTTTGAATTTTCCAGGATTGCTGATGGAGAAATCTTAGACAATACCTACAAAGAAAAGATAGCTGCTATTGAAGCTGTGCTAGATACAAAGATAGATGGCAATAAGTTTGGTAAAACTAAAGTATCAGATTTAACAATGGGTCATTTAAAACTACAAACATTTAAGCAGCTCAAAGAAACCGGCAAAAGAAAAGCTGGTAGGTCACACGAAAGATTAAGAAATATAAAAACATTCTTAACAACTTTCTTAAACTTTGCTGTCATAAGTAATTGTAGAAATGATAATCCAATATTAGGTATGAAGCTCAGTAAGAACAAAGCGCTTGAGCATCAAAACTTATTAAAGCCTAAAGCAAAAAGAATAGCACCAGATATAATAAAAGAAGTTGTTTCTTTGTTGCCTGCTTTCAGACCTCATGGCCCAGGCCTTCAGCTCATAGCAAACTTTGCTATTCAAACCGGACTTAGAGCTGGTGAGCAAAGAGCATTGACCTGGTCTAAAATAGATTTTGATAATTGTATTGTTAAAATTGAAGATGCCTTACACAGAAACTCAAAAGAAAAAAGAACTAAAACAAAGAACTCAATCAGAGAAATACCAATAACAACTCAGATGGTTGCTGATCTAAAATCTTTGTGGTTGTCGCAGGGCAGACCAAACCAAACTAATTTAGTTTTTCCAAAGAATGAACCTGGTAGCGTTGCCATGAACAAGCCGGAAGATATGTCATCTTGGTATGGTTATTTGCAAAGAGCTTGTAAAGCAGCTGGAGTAGAACAGTTCAGCTGGCATGATCTAAGACATTACTTTGCTTCTGTAATGCTTCAGTTTTATCCTAACAACATTTGGAAAGTTACAAATCTATTAGGTCATAGCGATATAGGAATTACTCAAAAAACTTATGGTCATTGGATAGAAGATAAAGAACAAAAGATCCAGGATCAAAGAGACATGGAAAAAGTAAACTTCTAAAAAACAACACTCCAAAGCACCAGGGCAAACGCCCTGGTTTTTTTTATTTTGAAATCTTTTGTAACAGACTTTCGAAGTTTTGATCGTCACCCATAAGCTGCATAAGAGCTTTCCTAGTGACATAAACTCTGCCACCATTACCAGGAAAAGTTATACTTTCAATCACTTTGTTTTTAACTAATCGCAATACCTTTTGGTAGTCAGATCTGGAGTCAGATCCAAAGATTATTTTTGCTGACTCTTTTAAAGTAAAGGCTAACTTTGGTTCAAAATGGGATTTCATCATCATCCTCCAAACTAGTGTTATTGCCTGCTATGATATTATCTAAACTATCTTTTGACTCTGTAGACCCACTAGAAGCTCTAGCAATAGGCTGTCCTGGTGAGTCTGAAGGTGCGTTTGTAAACAATATAGCTCTCCCAACATAAGGCCAATCCTTATAATCTGGACCAGTTTTTTCTTGAATTGTTAGGCTAAGTTGGACTCCTGCCTGGTGAAGTTGCTTGGCTAAATTGTTGCATATTGTTTGTTGTTCAGCTGTCATTTCACCTGGTCTATTTGTCGCATCATCCCAGGGTGTTTTAAATTGCAGCCATGCTGAAGCGGTGTATTCTTTTGTTGGCATATCTCCTATAATTTTATTTGATTGTATATCTTTTAAAAAAGTAACCTTGCTCGTGTTACTTAAATGCGCTCTACCTCTCGCCATTTTTTTATCCTTCCTGCTTTTCTTTTATTTCATTTAATCGTCTGCTATAAGCTTCCTTGACCTGGTTATATAATCTTGTGTCAATGTCTTTTAGCGCTTCAAGGTCTTTTCTTATGTGACCTTTTACCCAGGATAATAGAGCTGATTGTGATGGCTTTTTATTAAACTCATCAATTTGTCTGCTTGCCCAATTCTCCCAAATCTCCATTCTTTCTTCTTTAGTCAATGCTTTCTTTTCTTCTTCAGTTAGTTCTTTTGGTGGATATTTTCCATCAGCTATGTCTTTACGATCTTGTCCAGTTTGTTTGATAGTTTCTTCAAGAGTTTTGCCTGGCTTATCTTTAGGTGGATTATCATTAGTTGGATCTTTTTTTTCTTTAGTGGCTCTTTGTTTTATATCGTCTTGAGCTTGCTTATCTATTTCTGTATCAGAATAAACATCACCATGAAGGCCAACTAATTTTAGAATAACTCTGTCCTTGGCTCTTTTTTCTGACATAGCAAAAGGGTAGGCGTTCTTATTATTAGCTGGTGTAGCTTCACCAAAGCTCCATTCAGTTCGTTGATCCATTCTGCCGGTGACTAACATCACTACAGATTTAAGAGCTACGTCAGAGTGAATAACTTTTGGTTCGTCAAATGTTACACCTTTATGAGCTGCTATTTTCTCAAGAGCCTTGTGATACATCACCCAAGTGCCATGACAATCCCATAAGGTTTCATCCTTGGTCATTTCAAGTTCTTTAATTATCTCTATAACTTTTTTAGGAATATTAGTCTTACTCATCATTCATCTCCGCTACTTGTTTTCCTTTACTTGTTATCAACCAGGACAATTCATAAGATCCTCTTGCGTTCTTTCTTTTCTCGCCTGGTGTTATTAATCCATACTCATTTAGTTCTGTGATCCTGGGCCTTACTGATACAATGTAGCCATCAATGTCATTGACAATTTCAGAACCAGTTCTACCTCTAGTCCATCCAGCGCTTGCTATTGATTTAAGGACTCTCAAGCGCATCTTTTTAACTTTTGGTAGGATGAACTCCAAGGCTAATTGTTCAGTCTCCCTGGCGTTTCTATGTATGTTTGGTGGTGTTTCTAAAATATCAGTATTCATTCTAAAATCCTTCTGGATAAACTATGGCTGCAAACCAAAATATTAAATAAAAAAGACCAAATAAAAGGAAAGCACCTAGCAGCTCTGCAATCCATAACCAGGGATCTTTCATTTGACTCCCCAGATTTGTTTGGCTCTGGCTAAATAAGCTGGTGGCTCATTCCAATAGAAGCTTTTGAAATTTGGATTTACATATTCAAACAGCTCATCCCTTGTTTCTGAACTGCGCAACATACGCTCTGTAGTTTTGTGATACCTGGCAATATCCTGGACAATTTCTTCTAAGTAATTATCACGCAGCTCTGGTGTATTGTCTGGCGTAAAAACTTTGTAATCTTTAGCGTTAGCATACACAATGAAGGGCGGTAGGTGGCCATTCAAGGCCCAGAAGCCAGCTACCTGGTATAAAGCTGAGTCGTTAAAATCATTGTTTGCTAGTGAGCTTGAAATGCTTGAGCTTGCAAAGCCAGATTTAGATACTTTGGATACTTTGGACCATTTAGTTTTAAGATCACCTCGGCGGTTATAATCTGGCCTGGTGTTATGTGGCAGCACTACTCCAGGCAATTCTTTTATCAGCTCAATCTCGCCAATAACTCTATTGTCCTGGTGCATAGCTTCTTTAAGACCAGCTAAAGCGTGTTCAGATACTTTTTCAAATTCTTCTTTAAAATATTCATGTTTTTTTAAATCAACATCATCATCCCAGGATCGTGGTTTATATGCGTTCAGCTCAATTAATGAATTGTTAATAGCTTTAAACTGATCTTCATTATCTATTAATACCTGGTCAGTAACTTGCTGTACTAATCTGCCGCACAGCATATTGGCATTATCTTGGCCATTTAATTTAGAATCAAAAAGTTTTACAGTTTCCCAGGCAAGGTTCTTTTCCTCACCTGTGCTTTCTTCATCTTTATAAGTTGCCCAGGCTCTTTCTAAGATAGGTCTTACATAGACTTTATCGTAAAAAGTTTTGTCTCTTGGTTTTGATTTTGGGTTTGAGTGCCAAAAATAATTATGCCTGGCTGCCCATTCTGGTGTGTTTGTTAGTGACATAAGACCCCCTTATAAGTTAGAAGAAGATCCTATAATAACTTGATTTTAAACGTCAAGGGGGTTGATTAAATTATTTTTTCTCTACTACGCCTATCAAGTCTGGTTGCAAGACACAGCTTATGATTGGAGTGGCCCAAGCTAAAATTATTTCTTTTTTTATTTGAGTATGAATTAATGTTGGTGGTGAGCCGCCTTGTTCTGAATCAGTATGCGAATCAGAATTAAAGCCAATAGAAAAAGTGCCGCCAGGTTCAGGATAAACAACACCAAATCTCACTTGTTTATCGCCTTTGATTTTAACAATACTTAATCTCATAAAACAATGCTCATCAACACATTGTCTTTCAATACATAAATTACTAAAAGAGTACATTCTGCCATTGGCCCAGCGTTTATTTTGAGCTGAATGGTTAGACATTACATATCGTCTATCTGGAGTTGTGATGTAAGGCGTATAAAAAGCTCTAGGTGCTTCTGTAGGATCACAAACACTTACTTGATTGCCATCTAAGTAACCAAATAAAGGCACAGCATTTTGCGCAAACAAAATATCTTGTGGACTGCATCCTAATATAACTGCATATTCTTCTGCATCTTTGAGCGTAAACTGTAAAGCTCCAGATATATGTCTTGATACTGTTTCTGGGCGGATTCCTTTTCTTTCTGCTACATCTTTATTTAGCATCCCAGATCTGCGAATCATTACATCTAAATTATTTGGCATTTTAAGTGTCTTTGCTGTTGTTTCTTCCTTGTTAATTGCGACTACATTCATATTACATCACCTCAGTTCTAAAAAATCCGATTAACCTAATGGCTAATTTTAACTAAATATTGTGTTCAAGGTAACGCCCCCATACTAAATGTTGAAATTTAGTCAATTAACTTGATTTCTATAATACATACTGTGACGTTAAAAGACATACTTGTCAAATTAATTTAGTGGGTTGACGTTTAAAATCAATCTATGCTACGTCTTAGGACATGACATTAGAAGAATATAGATTACAAAATAGTTTAAGTTACAAGAAATTAGCTGAAAAACTAGGGTTTAAAGAAGCGACTGTAGCTCGGAGATGGTGCTTACCTAAAGACCATAACCAGGCTCTAACGCCCAGCTCAAGGAATTTAAGCTTGATTCTCCAGGTAACAATGGGATCGGTCACGCCAAATGACTTTATCATTCGTAGAAACTGAAGATCAACTTCAAGTGCGAATCGGTCAATGGCTTGATCTGGCTTTACCAGCTGGCGCTGTTTGGCATCATTCGCCAAATGAAGGTAATCGTCATGTATCTTTTAAAGTCAAACAAAAACGAATGGGAACTAAGGCTGGCTGGCCAGACATTGAGATATTTTGTCCAGGGGATCAAAGCAAGGTTGGTAACTCAATAGCTATTTTCATTGAGCTGAAGCGACCAAAGGGGGGAAAGCTATCAGATAACCAGGCAATGATGCGAGATAAGCTTGAGCTGGCTGGATGCTTTTGGCAACTGTGCAGATCTGTTGACCAGGTAGAAGAATTTTTAGATGGGATAATTAAACTGAGGGGGAGAGTAAAATGATAATAAATAATTTTGAAAAGTGTTATGGATGCGGCGAGCAGCTGCAAAGAAGCTCCAGGCAAAGGGTCAAACCTTGTCTTTGCCATACTTGCAAAGGCACAGATAAAAGAGTTGGGTTAAATGATGTTGGTGTTTTGTGCAGGGAGCTGAAAAGAAATAGCAAACGTCTAACGCCAGAAGAATTATTAGCTGAAGAAGCTGCCTGGAAAGCTCAAGAATTAAATGTAGATCATTTCGATAAGGTGATTAGATGAACTGCTGGCATTGCCAGGCCAAGTTGATTTGGGGATCTGATAGCGATTGTGAAGAAGGTGAACCCTGGTTAATGACAACTCATTTAACTTGCCCTGGTTGTAAATCAATAGTTGAAGTCCATTTACCAGACCTGGAACATGAGGATCATAAAGAATGAAACCACAACAATTTGCGCAAGTAGCTGCTGAGATATTAAAAGAAAGAGGTGAGAAGTTAGGTAATTACCAGGATCTTTATGAGAACCTGGCTGTTAGATTAACATTAAGTTTTAAAAATAAGTTAAAGCCTGGTCAAAAATTTACAGCTGCTGATGCTGCAAAATTTCATATAGAAAATAAATGCGCCAGGATTGACTGCGGCCTGCCTAATCCAGACAACAATCTTGACCTGGGTAATTATTCTTTTATTCATGGGGGGTTGACAGATGAAAAGTTCTGACGATAATCGAGGTAACGAGTTATGCGCTAAGAGTAGCGCAAAGCTTAGCTATGCTACTAGTAGCGCTAAGAGTAGCTATAATACATCTACTATTTTTAAAAGCTTAGCTAAGCATACAAACTTCAATTACAGAAATGCTATTTCCAGAAACGCAAAAAACCCTTTTGATGAGCTGGAAAGAAAAGTTTTAAACAAACTTAGACCCAATTATTCCTATGAAGATTTCACTCAGATCCAACATTCTTTGTTAAAAATGTGTTTGCTAGATAAAGTTTTGTGGCTACGAAAAGCAGAGGAAGCTTTTAATGCGCAACCAGATTCATAGTATTACAGATATTGATGATCTTTTTAAAGAAGCAGCTGAGACTGAGCGAAAGCTACCAGCTGCTATGCGTAAGCAAAAAATGGCGAGCTGGCCAGATTATGTGACTGAGTGGAGTGGCTATGGTTACAGCTCAATGGGAGTTACCAGGTTAAAAGCTACACCAGAACAGATTACCAGGTTAGATCTAGCTGTTAATCTTGGGTTAACTAAGATGGATACAGAAGATAGGCAGCTCATGTGGGCAGTTTGTCATAGTGCTGCATTTCGAGAAAGAGGACCTAAGTGGACTAAGTTAGCAAAAATCCTGGGCCTACATGATCCCAGGATTGTTAAAAGAAGGTATAAAGATGTTTTAGTTAATCTTTATTACAGGCTTTAAGCTGCTTTCCTTTCCGGTTCGTTATCATTTAAGTGGTAAACCTTGGCTTCTAACCTAGCTGCAAACTTGGCAACATGGTTTTCTTCAGTATGTTTCTTTCTCCAATGGTTCATGGCAATATTACAACTATCAG